CGAAAAGCCATCCGCGAACAAGACCCGCAGCTGATCGACTGGTTGTGGGGCGACCCCAATCAGGACGATGACGAGACGGTTCCAGTCCTGTTCATGGACTATCACGTTGAGGGAGATGATGATGCCACTGAAGAAGGGGACGAGTAAGAAGGTTGTCAGCGAGAACATCCGCGAGATGGTCAAGTCAGGACACCCGCAAAAACAGGCAGTTGCAGCCGCTTTGTCGACGGCGCGCAAAAAGAAGTAAACTTAGTTGACACAATGACTAAAGCCTTGAAACAACCTCACCGTTCCAAAGGTGGGGCGCCAGAAGGAAATGACCACGCAGCCAAGGGCGCCGAGTTCAGACACGCGATCAGGCGGGCGCTTGCTCGGGCTGGTGGGACGGTGGATAAAGGACTCGACAAGCTGTGCGATAGTCTTATCGTGGCGGCTGGGTCCGGTGAACAATGGGCGATGCAGATGGTGGCAGACCGTCTGGACGGTAAGGCAGCTCAGACGGTCTACGTAGGGGAAGCACCGGAGGCGATTGCGGCACCACATGGGGACGAACTCACACAACGGCTCAACCGCGCACTCGTTGGACGCAGTGCGGTCGAGGCTGAAAACCACTCAGTTCAATAGCCTGTTGCCCGTCTGGGACGCCTTGGACAAGAACGGCACGGACTATTCGGCCATGCGGTGGTTGGCCACGGCGGATCGGTACTATCTACTCGTCAAGCTGCTAGGCCGCACCGATGCCTGGCACCCGTGGCTGTACGCTCGATGTCGGGAAGTCGAGGCGGCGCCTGATGGTCATCTAGACCTGTGGGCCCGTGAGCACTACAAGTCGACCATCATTACCTTTGCCGGCATCATCCAGACGATCCTGAGCGACCCTGAGATTACGGTCGGCATCTTCAGCCACACCAAGCCGATCGCCAAGGCGTTCTTGGCCCAGATCAAGCGTGAGCTGGAGAACAACCGGCTGTTGCAAGCGCTGTTCCCCGAAATCCTATATGCCAACCCGTCAGCCGAGTCGCCCGCGTGGTCGCTGGATGGCGGCATCATCGTCAAGCGCAACAGCAACAGCAAGGAAGCCACGGTAGAGGCGCACGGCCTCGTGGACGGTCAGCCGACCAGTCGCCACTTCAAGCTGCGCGTCTACGATGACGTCGTGACCTTGGAGTCGGTCAGCACACCCGAGCAGATCCAAAAGACTACCGAGGCGTGGTCCATGTCCGACAACCTCGGGTCGTTGGGCGGCAAGGTCTGGCATATCGGGACGCGATACAGCTTTGCCGACACCTACCAGCACATTATGGCGACTGGCGCGGTTCGGCCACGCGTCTACCCGGCCACCCATGACGGCACCAAAGACGGGCGGCCGGTCCTGTTCAACCAGTCCGAGTGGGACAGGCGCGTCAAGACGCAGTTAGAGTCCACCATCGCCACGCAAATGCTTCAGAACCCGTTGGCAGGGTCGCAGCGGTGGTTCGACCCGGATGACCTACAGATCTACCAGGCACGTCCGGAATCGCTCATGGTTTACATCATGATCGACCCGGCTCGGTCCAAGAAGAAGGGCAGCGCCAACACCGCGATGGCCGTGGTCGGCATTGACTTCCAAGGTAACAAGTACCTTTTGGACGGCTTTGACCACAAGATGGACTTGCTGGAGCGCTGGTCCAACATGCGTAACCTGTGGTCTAAGTGGCGGTCGGCACCGGGCGTCATCGGCGTCAAGGTGGGCTACGAACGCTATGGCGCCATCGCCGACATGGACTATTTCCAAGAGCGAATTCGGGTCGAGAACGTTCAAGGCTTGGACATCGAGGAACTGGAGTGGCCTGCCGAAGGGCCGGGGTCGAAGGACGATCGCGTCCAACGACTGCTGCCCGACATCCGTGGCCACAACTTCTACCTGCCCTACGAGCCGGCTGACGGCGACCCGGACCTAACGGATCAGCAGAAGCGCATGATTGGGGCCGGTTACGATTACCGGATTGCCAAGCCGATCATCCAGCGCGACGAGAACGGCCAACTGTACAACCTCGCAGAACGGTTTAGAATGCAGGTGGGGTATTACCCGTTCGCCGGCCTCAAGGACTTAATTGACGCTGTATCGCGCATCTATGACCTTGATCCCCGACCGCCTGAGTACATCGACAGCAACATATTGGAACCGGAGCTGCTGTGAGACTTGACCTGACCGATAACCAGATCCGTAACCTGCTTCGCACGGTGGATCGTATCGCTGACGGTCGAGGCCATCTCACCACGGTTGAGGCGGGGCAAATCCGACGCATGGCAGGCGAGCTGCAAGAGCTGCGCTCTCGTGAAGCCGTCACCCGTCACCTGTTACAGCTTGAAGGCACCTACTAATGGCACGCAGCACAGTCCCGGCCAGTCTTGGCTTACCGGTCACCAGTCGGGTATTCAGTTGGAACGAGATGTGCCGACGCGCATGGGGTAGCGAGTTCAGCGCGCCCGATCACCGAGTTTACGAATGGTCAAACGGGCGAGGGTTTGACAGCACCGACCGTGGCACGACGGGGTTCTACACGCCCGACGTCCGCGACATCCTCACCGAAGCCGGGTACGCGATCCAGATGGAGCCGCCTGCCGATTCGGTTGGCGACCCGATCCTCCGAGAGTAACCCATGCCAAAGATTTCCCAATTCCCGGCTGGCGGGAACGCCCAGAACACCGACCTGATTCCCGTCGTCCGCAATGGCGGTGACTACACGGTCACGGGCTCCGCCCTAGCCGCGCTGGCCAATTACTCACAAGCGTACAGCGGCACGTTCACGGCCACGGCTGGACAGACGGTGTTCACGCTACCGGCGACGCCCGGATCGCTGGCCAATCTGTTCGTGTCGGTTGATGGCGCTGTGATGGTGCCAGGCACCGACTACACATGGACGACCCCGACGACACTGACGTTCACTTCCGGCCTGTCCAACGGCCAGACGGTGCTGTACCGCTACACATCGAGCGTGCCAGTCGGTACGGCTATCGCGGGTGGCGTCAACGGGCAGCTGCTGTACAACAATAGCGGCATCGTCAATGGCACGACTATTGGCGGTGACGCGACGCTCGTGGCTACGACTGGGGCGCTGACGGTCACCAAGACCAACGGCGTGGCGTTTGCGGCATCGGCCACGACCAACACAACGGTCACGGGCAACATCACCTACACCCAAGGCGGCACGGGCGCGACATCGAGGACGGTGACGAGTAAGTTGCAGGAGTCGGTCAGCGTCAAGGACTTTGGCGCGGTTGGTGATGGCACGACGGATGATACGGCGGCAATTCAGGCAGCGATCAATACTGGCGCATCGGTTTACTTGCCAACTGGAACGTACAAAATCACTAGCACTTTGACGTTTCCAAATGCTATTTCGGTATTTAGGGGAGACGGGCGCGAGTCGAGTATCATTTCTTGTAACGGCGTTACAGGGGCCGTCTTAAAGGCCGCAGCCATTACCTATTTCAGACCGCAATGGCAGGACTTTGCGATTGCAGGTAACTCTTCAACTGGAATCGGCATTGACTTATCTGCCGTGACTAGCGAGGTTTACGCCGGTCGTTTGCGGGACATCAACATCACTTGCGGCGGCGATGGTCTGTATGCGCTGAATTTCTTTTCAATGACCGTCGATAACGTACTGTCAACCAGTTACAACGGTCATTCATTCCGCGTTGCCTGCGGTCCTGCCGTTTCGTGGATTAACTGTTATGCGGCTGTTGCTGGTTCCGGTAAAGCCGGGTATCGCTTGGCTGGTACGATTGCAATGTATTCGTGCAATGGCGTGAACACTGCCGATTATTGGGGGGTATTCGGAAGCAATCCGACAAGTGGAACCGTTTTTCAAAACGACTTCCCATCGGTGACGGATTATCCCGATATCGTAATGATAGGCTGCAACGTCGAAAACTTTGGCAGCATTTCGACCTCTGGCATTGGTCTTTCAACAGAAAACGCCTACAGGAACTTTAGAATTATTGGCGGCAAAATTGACCGCTCCGGTTTGTCCACAGCTTACGTTGCTTTAATTAGTTCCTATCAAGCATTCGTCGTTAACTCAGGACAATCGTCTCCAATCAAACTAGCGCCGGGCGCATTATTTCTTGGAACAGGTACGCCATCAGTTGGATATTTGGCTGGAACCGGACAATGTGAATATGTTGACGAAAATGGTTTGTTTATTGGCACTGGTGTTACGAGCTATCGGAATACTCAATTTTCGTTGACATACCCTTTGCTGACGCAATTGTCATACAACGACATTTATGGCGACAAAGCATGGGCTGTTAATGCCATCACGCCGCGTCGTTTGTCGGTTCAAATGTTGTGCTATGCATCTCCAGCTGCGTTGACGCCAGTCGGGACAAATCAAGCAATCAACGTCACTGGCTATACAAAAGTCACAGTGACGCCTGCCGCAGCGGCGTCAATCAGCACTGCCACGTTCACAACGACTATTGGCGCTGGTCTGGATTACAGCCGCAATGGCGATCTGCTCATTGAGGCCGGCAACGCCAACCTGACGATCAACCACAGCGCATCGGGCGCAAACACGTTTCGCATGGCCGCTGCCGCCAACCTCACACTTGCTGCCGGTCAGGTCGTCCGCTTCTGTTGGTCATCGACCAGCTCACAATGGATTCAGGTGTAACCCATGACAGCCTCATACAACCTCTCCCAGCTCGGCAGTCACTACAACCAGGGCGGCACTGGCGCTGTTGACCGCACTACGGCGTCAAAGCTGCAAGAGTCGGTGTCGGTACTCGATTTCGGGGCTGATCCGACTGGGACAAGCGACAGCACTACGGCAATTCAAAACGC